TTTCACCTCACGGTGGTTCTGGGGACTATGTCCCTTACAGAGCTATACTCCGTAGAGTGAGAACACTCGTGGACTTAGTCCACATATCCATTTAATGGATTAACAGCTAAGCTGTTTGAGGATCATTCCTCATCTGATTCCGAGTCGGAATCCGGGTCCGTCAAGGACCGAAGCAAGATCATTGCTATATTCGCACCAATCGCATGGTGCAGGTGGAGTACCACCTTGGTGACTGGGTCACCCATCAACACCCCTCTGGAGGTGTAAAATACTTCGACAGGAACTCCGTTCCTGTCTAATGTCTCCACTTGGCGTGGAGCAGTTAATGCAAACAACACTGTTTGCCTGTACCAAGTTGGTACACCGAGCTTGTTCATCAAGCGGTTAATCATCGCACCAGCGATGTAGGGATCATGGTAATCAGTAGCCTGTTCCCAGTCTAGACTAGTCACGCTAGTCTGTATACCCTCATTGAAGAGGAAACTCGCACTTGGATTCTTGTGCGATAGACGCTTGAAAAAGTTCCAAGCGTGATTGGCGGCTCCGATGCCGCTCTGATCCTCGGGCATAGCCTCGAGAATCTTCAGACCCATATGCGAAAATGGGTGTAAAAGCAGCGCATGCTGCAATGTTGATACCGTTATTGTACGGTATTTTCCTAATTCAGCCACGAGGCTGATTCTGCAACTCATACAGTTGCGTTGGTAGATAGTCTTCCTATCTACGAAGGTTCCACAAGCCCAGTGGAACAATAGCTCCCCTTGCGAGGAGTTCATACTGGTAAGAATCTTGCCAGTGAACAGACCTGTCTCCAGGTCAATTTCAGGGATTTCCCTGTGTGTATTTAATACACGTCTGGCGGCTTCTAATTTGCCGCCCACATTCTGGTTTGTGAAAAACTCACCAGAGTCAGATAAAGAGACTTTTGCCTCTTTAACAACCTGTTCAAAGAACAGGTCACGTCGTGCGCCCAAGCGCACGAGTAAGTCACTGTAAAAGTGATCAACGGCCATGCAAAGTGGCCCTTCTATCTCCCTCAAGAGAGATTTGTCTGACGGAGTCGTCAGAATCGCCTTAGTTTTGGCGAGAGTGCGGTCATAGACCGCCCGTGGTGGAACACCACATGCCCGCGTTTGGGACATAATCATTACTTGGTAATGAGACAGGGGAGATTTCCCCCGGATGAGTGACAAAGCCACTCGAATCGCGGATAATTCCCGCGGTACTGTCACTTTGGACAGATCTGAGCTCGGGTTGAACCCGTGCTCCTTGATGCTCTTACGAACATCTTTAACCTTACTAAAGGTCAAAGCCCTATCAGGGCTACAATCCTTGAAATAATCATCAAGGACATTTGAGATCAAAGATCTCTGGATCTGGTCTATTCTAGACCAGGATTGAAATTCCAGTGAACCTGGAAAAGCCAAGACGACCTGCATAAGCAAGCCGTCAACTAGAGCCAATAGGCTCCGAAGCCGCTGCACAGCGGCGGAATTTACCTGCCTTTGTTTAAGGTAGGTATAGTTTTCCTTCCCCTCGGGAGAAGGACATCCGGCGAGAAGCCGGCACATCTTCCTTTGAAAAGAAGATTCTTTAAACTTGCGTTTCTTCGCAAGCTGCTGGTACCAATAGGTACCTTTACGGAGAACGCGCAACGCGTTCTTAACGGAGAGCCGTTCAAAGACGACTCTCGAATCAAGGCCCGTGAGGGTCCTAGGGAGCTTACACTCCCAGATATTGTCTGCATTGTGGCAGACATTGATACTGGGGCACGGTAGTTCCCCAGTGATGTTCCTGCTCGTAAAGAGCAGGTTGAAATCGAACAGACTACGATGCCTGTTCTTGGTCGGGTCGCACAAGCAAAGGTGCTTACCCATTCCACCGTCCCACTTGAGGACGGAAGTCGATGGAAACGACTTGAGGGATAAAACATCCCTATTCTGATCCCACGGATCAATGCCCAGCTTAGGGGCTGAAAGGTTGGCGGATGAAATCACATCATTAGATTGTGCCGCCATTAAAACTCTCGAAAGAGAAAAGCC